TATAGTTTTAAAGTACCTGCTGAGCCTGAGTCAATTCTATATGATTCTGCTGAATCATTTAGCAATGCTGTGATATTTAATGCCCTATTGTATACACCTAATCTTTGATTCGTCAAGCCAGTATTTGGTGCCCATGTTTCATTAACATCAACTTCTCCATTGATGTTGGGGGATGCAACCACACTAGTGTATCCACTAACAGGTTTGCTAGAGCCGAAAGAAAGGTTAGCAGTAGAGCCATTATTTGATGTGCTTTCATTGATGTCATCTAGGCTCACTCCATAAGTTGGAGAACCAGTTCCTGCCCCAAAAACAACAGACACTTCAGTAATATTACCTGTCCATTGAGCATCGGCTTCGATTCTAAGCAGAGTGTATTCTCCGTTACTTACAACCTTTGTTCCAAGTGTTGCCACGTTAACAGCACCTGAACTATCAATATTGGCGTCCAATCCTAGTTCATTTGCTCCTGCTCCCTCCGAGACATCATTAAAAATAAAGTCATCTGCCAAGTTCATCCAATCTGTTTTTCCGGGAGTCTTGACAAACACTCTAACGTTTGCATTTGCGCCAAGCGAAGCAAGAGAAGATACAATTGTTGATGATCCCTTGATCGTAATTGAAATATCCCTTTCGGCAGTTCCCGTATTCTTAAACGCTCTATAAAATGTTCTAGTGCCTGAAGTGGATGAGTAATCAGGATTCCCTGACTCTGTGTTTGTGATGGTAGAAAAGTTTCCACCATTTGTAGTATTCAATGGAGATACAAGTCTTTGATTATAAATTTGCAATCCATCGGAATGATTCCCAGATCCTGTCATGTGAGTCTGACTATTCCATGAGCCAGTTGTCACAACTTCTTGTGAATCGTAAGAAGATGAAGGCAATCTATATATCGCCTCATCTTTAAAATATTCTTGAGTTACTGTAGCGTCGCTAACAGAAGGTGTAAAAATTAAAAACCCTGACATACTAGTGTTTGATGTGGCAGTACCTTTGAACACATGCGTAACAGAAGATGTGGCTCCTATCGATTCATTTAGTATGATACTGTCACTAGTGCTCAGAGATTGAGTAAGAGCGACTGTCTTAGTTTCATCATCACTTCCAATATGTGGCATTGTAGTGTTAGTGATTGAAGCATTTGATGTAGAGTCTGAACAAGTTACCGTTGCTAAAGTATAAACGTTCCTGTAGAAATTAGAAATCAAAAACTGATAATCAGCAGTGGCACTAGTGTTATATTCCACACCCGATATATATCGTGAACCAGACAAGGTTATATTTGCTAGAGTATCTCCAGTGATAGTAACGTTGACTGAATTGTCATCATTAACCCATTCGATATAGTTTGTGTTATAATTGGTAGAACCAAGTGTATGCCTGACAAAAGCGTAGTTCCAACCTCTTCTTTGAGAAGCAGAGTTGACGATGTACTTCGCTGTTCTACTTTGAAATAAATCAAAAATGTTTGAATTTGCATCTGTTGCAGATGATGTGATCGAAATATTGACAAATCCAGATCCATCTGAATCTAATGAAGAACTTGTTCCTGCACCGGGATTTCCTGCACCAACTGCAGTAGAAAGATCTAAAGTATGTGCTGCACTAGATGTACTGTTAATAAAAAGTTGTAAAGAGCCAGTCTCAGCATTTCCAAATGCATCGGCTTCGTAGTTTGTATTTGAGCCTAGTACAGATGCAGTCACATGAAAATTTATATTACCAGTAATATTTGTGTCCAGTTCAAAGATAGAGCGTCTAAAATTATTACCAGATACATCTGTCTCATAAAGTTCTCCTTTATCAACTGCTGAGAAACCTGCAATAGTTCCAACAGAGTAGTAAGCAGGAACATCGCTTGACATGTCATTAGAAGTGCCAAAAGATAGATAAGCATCTGTTCCGTCTTGTATGGCGTCTATTCTAGAGATTGCTGGTGCTGGTGGTGGCACTAAAGATTTAAACAATTCATTATATCTGTCTATAGGTATCCCAACTAACGTACCGGTATGAAAATCTGTGAACAGCCCATCAGTATAACTACCATCTTCAGCAACACCAATCGTTCCGCCATCGCTCGTGCCAATGTCTGCAAAAGATACAGGATCGCCTTCACCATTGATGTAAGAACCGGATATAGTTCCAGTAAGTTGTGTAAAACTTCCATCTGACTTTGCTACGATTTTGTCCGGCCCAATTACCGTTCCGCTTAATGAGTTGTACGCCATAGTTCCACCCTACACCACGAACCATTTCGTGTTTCCGTTTGAATAAAAAGTTTTAGAAGCCATAGTTCCAGCAATAGTGACGCTAGTTGTATTCTCCACGGTATCTCCAGAAGAAGCAGATACAGTAATTGCGTTTCCAGAAGTTCTAGAGCCGCCACTTGCTTCATCTTTTACAATGATCAGTGAGCCAGAACCTGCAGTTGCAGCATCTGGTAGTTCTATTGTGACGGCAGTTGAGATGCTTGCTGCAACTCCAACTACATAATCAGAGACTGATGCTGAAAAAGCAACCGATCCTGTTGATCTATATGCCACTTTTAGTCCGGGAACCTTTAGTTGATTATTTGAAACGCTATATTCTACATCAGCACTAGAGCCTGAGGCTCCAAATGAAACAGAGCCAGTAAACTGGTGTGTATCATCATCTGTGTTTCCAAATGTAGAAGAGCCGCTGCTATTGACTTCAAAAGTATTTTCTATCAAATAGTTCGACGCAGTGATTGCGTTTGTTACGTGTAAAGTTCCAGTAATTACAGCATCTCCAGTAAATGGAAATCCTTGCCCTGAGCCGACATTAGTTAGGTTAGAGCCATCACCATGAAAAAAAGAAGCAGACACATGTCCACTTGCTGACATATTTCCGGTTAGAACTAGTTGAGAACTATTATAGTCAAACGTAAAATTGGCAGAACCAGAGCCCATACCAATACCATTGCCGTCAAGTGCACCAGTCAAGAACTGAATTGATTTGTCAACTCCTCTTGCTTGAGCCTGAGATGCTGTGGGATGTACATAAGCCCAACCATAATTTTCTACATTTGCCATGAACTATTCCTCTTTAAAACGTTTTTTCAGAAATAAATAGTTCATCCCCTGCCTTTTTCTTTGGCTTTTGCTTTAGCGAGGGCTCTTTTTCTCTTTCTTTTAATTTCATTTCTTTTTTGAGAATTAGATTTAAAATATCGACGATCTTTAACTTCGTCTACAATACCTTTCTTTTTGCATTTCTTTATGAACCGTTTAACCATTCTTTCCTGTGACTCGTTTTTACGAGGCTTCACAGTTATATTACTTTTTTTAGACATTTAATTTCCTATATTATTATGCTACTGTTCCCCAATTATCTTGATCATGCTGAGCAAGAAAATGAGATTCGATAGTTGTAAGAGAAATACATGTACTAGCAGTTACACCTACCGGTGCGACAACCACAACCTTCTTACACTTAACTCTAAACGTAGAAAGTCCAGTTGGCAGTGTATAAACAGTTGAATCGACATCTCCAAAGTGTACAGTGCAGTCTGCACCTGTAGTATTAATTTGAATCTCTGAAGTTACGTAATTAAGTGTCGCTGTTTTAGTTTCGTTTGTTGTATTAAATACAAACGGAATACCAGATACCTGATATGATCCTACGTGCCCTAATCCCGGTTTATAATTTGATGACATAGTTTATTCCTCTTTTTCCTTATAATTATCTTCTATTTGATTTTTTTCCAAGAACCACCAGCAATATTTAACAATCCTGAGATATCAACTCCTGAATCGTCTGGAGCATAACTAGACAAAGCCCCTTGAGGCTGGGTTCCTTGATTTGTGTTCCCACCTTTTCTTAGTGGTTCTGTTCCCTCAAAAAGATCTACACCACCATATGCATCTGTGCCTATAGCGTCTAACAACTTTCTCTTCTGATTTTGCTGTGTTGCTTTTCTTTCCTGAAGTCTTCTCATTGCTTCTTCATTTGTTTCTAAAACTTTTTCTGTTACTTTCTCAATCTTTTCCTGTCTTTGTTCTACAATCAATCCTGAGGTTCCCTTAACAACTTCAGATATAACAGTTGAAAGCATCCCTTCTTCAAGTAATGCTTCCTTAATGCACTCTTTTACAAGTGGCTTTATTAATGCTTTTAATTCTCTCTTGTTCATTTAATCCTCTAAGATTTCGTTTAACATTCTGTTTAGTTTATATTTCTTGTCGAAAATATCTGTTTCAATTCTGATATTTTTTGCTTCTTGTAATGCCATATATGCATTAGGAGTAGAAGGCTCGCTAACGAAATCAAAGCAAATAAGTTGAAGATCTTCTTGTACCATCGTTCTTCCATCTGATTCGTTAACAGAACCAAGAGCGCGGCTACTAATCCCCAACTTAACACCGTCATTGACAAGTTGTTGTAATATCTTCCCAGACGGTGTGTTAAGGACTTTAACTTTCCCCATAACATTGTTACCGTCCCACCAAGCGTCTGTAACCATATGTGACGCATTTTTGAGATTAATAATTGAATCATCTGGATGATCTAACTCTCCGAGTGCTCTACTTTCTTTAATTAGCATCGTATAGTTCTTCATCTCTCTTTCTAGAATCTTTTTTGGGTAAACTCTTCCATTGCCATTCTGAACTTCGGCTTCTTGAAGTTTACCTGTCAATATCATTCCGCCGTTTTTGACGTAACGTTTCTCGGCTTCAGTAAGCATGTCTTGACACACTCCACCTTCACACATTTCATAATATTCTCTTAATAATACTTTACTCATAGTCAACACCCGTTCTTGCATCGTCTTACAGGCTGCAGCATCCATTTAATCATTTCTGTTTCTCCTTGGTATTATTTTCTATAAATTGTTCTAATCTTTTTCTATCAAAGTCTTTGTTTTCATCAAGAAACTTCTCGACTTCTTCTTCCATTATTTTCTTTGCTCTTTTCTTGGGGATCTTAATATTCATTTTATTTCCTCATAATTTTTATACCGTCATCATCAAACACCGTACATAATATATAAGATGTACCAGATGATAACCATCCACAAATTAAAAAATTTGCTAAATTTAACTCATATGTAAATAGTTCTGTAAAAGGATTAAGGAAGAATAAAATCACTCCAACCCAAAATCCTGTGCACATAGGACAGGATAGTAATGTAGAATATTGTAGGGTGAAATCTCTAAACCTTTTGAATATAGAGCCGTATACTAGTATCTGAGTCAAGCCATAGGCTGTCAATACAAACCAGAGCAGTTCCATCAGATACCGCCAAGTGTAAAGTTCTGCCTCTTCATTGCCGTCCCTAGTGTATCTACGACAAACTTAACTCCTTTAAAAGCCTTGGTTGCCCAACTCATCCATCCAGCGAATGTTGAGTAAACCACTTCTCCCAATATTGATTTAAGTTTTTCTACCATATATTCCTTAATAGGTGTAACAACTTTTTCATTAATTATTTTCTTTACTTCATCTAATTTATCTTTTAAACCTTCAGGAGTTGCCAAGATACCTAATGCCTTTAAAGCATCATTAATTTTCTCGCCTACTTCATTCCATAAAAAATTTAAAGCCAGAGACGCACTAGTGGCGAATAAAGCGCCCTTCCACCCATCACTTTGTAATACTTTTCTTTGTATTCCTACGATAAAGTTTTTAGTATTTTGAGCCCATTGAGCGAAGGTGGGCATGTTTAAATTCGGCAACTTATCAATCATTATGTTAAGAACTTTGAAGACAGAATTGAATTTTTTTTTCATTGACATTTTGTACACATTTCCTACCCAGCCCTTAATCTTAGTGGGATCATTAAATATTTGCTTCAAGGTTGCGCCAATGTTGTACACCCCTTTTCCAAAATCTTTAACAGCCTTTCCTGCCTCTTTTGCTTTATCAACAGCGGCATCTTTAAAGTTACCCAGAGAATCCCAAAAACCTTCAAACAAAAGTTGCTCTTCAATGATCAGTTTTCTTATCTCTGAACTGTAGTAAAGTCCACCACTTTCGTTTAGTAACGGTTTGATTCCCAGTACATGCTCAATGTAATCATGTCTTTCAAACAGTTCATGATGTTCGGAGTATTCTCTCCATTCATTTAATAATTGTTTCATAATCTTTTATCTCCGATAAAATCTATTGCTCATGTATGCTTGATAATATATTCCCGGCCGGATTGTTCCTTTTTCTCTTGCATGTGGAACCTCTCCTAGTTCAGTCGAACTAGCATCTGTAGGATCTGTATAATAATCTTCTTCTTCTTCATCTAATTTTTTGATATATTCATATCTAGGCTTTTCCATTTCTATGAACTTGCCAATAACAAAAAGAACTGGCTGAAGTGGATCTAAAGGATCCTGCGCTTCGGCTCCTTCTACCGCTGTTGGCATAGGTGGCGTCTCAAATAGTCCCTGTAAAGAAGCATAGACATTACCACCCTGAACTGAATCTCTGGCGACAACCCCTTTCTTGCACATAAAGTCAAACAGTCTAGACTCTGTATCGTAAGTCATGTCTGATATCCTATCCTTTGGAAAAGCGACAATCTTTTTCATTTGTGGCATGACAACTATATCAATATCTGGATGATCAAATATGACATAGTCTCCTCCAAGTGTCTGTCTCATGTCGAGAGAGAACTTGTAATCTCTAAGTTTATTCGCATCTCTAGAGATGGACTTTTCGCCTACAAATATTTTAATTGACATTAGATTAATTCCTTACAAAACTCTTGAGTCTTGAGAACCTTGAACAGCATATTATCGTCAATTGCTTCTCTTGAAAAAGATTCAAGCATTAGCCCCAATGACTCGAACTTATCCGACAGTTCTGGTACTGAAGTTTTGTTTTCTGCTACTATCTTTTTCATTCTAGAAACTTCTTCGTTGATGGCGATCTTCAAGCCCATGCCATCATCTGCGAACGAGAAGACATACTTAAATAAGATATCTTTCTGTTCTTCTAAAAGGCTGTTATATTTTTCATTAAAACTCTCAACGAATACTTTTAGAACCAAATTATCAACCGGCTCAACTGACATTGTCTCTTCTTGGCTTATCATCTCTTGGATGATATTATTTTCCAAGATCACTCTAGTTTTAATTGGAGTTTTGACACTAAAGAGTTGCCCAATTGTAGCAAGAGATTTATAATTTGGAGTAAAATTGCCAAAGGTATCTTTTCCCAATTCTTTATTAACTCTATTGATAACGTTAGTCTGCTGCTGGAATACATGTCCCGGATGCAGTGAGAGGTAGGTTCTTTGTGATTCGCGAAGAATCATGTTCGCCCAGTCTTTTGTAACACCTTTAGTTTCCAAGATGGAGCGATAAGCATCCATTTCTTCATCTAAGATTGAATTTTTAGAAAAGTTTTCTTTAATGATATCGAGAGCGATATTCTTTCTTTCCTCGTCTTTGTTTAATGCTGCCTTAGTCATCTCTAAGATCAATGTTTCGTACAAAAACGCAGTGTTTCTTTTTTTATTATATTTCATTTTTCTTTAGGCTCCATACTTTCGAGTAGCACTTTTATATCGTGACTAGTATTAAATAGTTGCTTCTCTTCTTTATCGTAAATCTGTTTTTCTCCGGACTCGTATACGGTATTGATAATAGATGCTACTGGATCTTTGAACATTCTTTTCACAGGATCAGTTACTGCTTTAGTACTGTTTGTCCTTGCTGCTCTTCCAGCCTCTGAATCTTTGACTGCTTTTACTTTTCTTCTTCCCTTTCCATCACCTCTAGAGACTTTACCGTCTTTATCTCTACTTCTGTTACCGGGGGATGCCAATAGAGCAGAGTCTGTCCCACCTTCATCACCGCCTGCATCTGGGGTATCTGCGGCTGCTGTAGTATCTCCACCTGTATCACCACCTAGATCAAGCCCACCACCGGAGTCTCCGCCTAGATCAAGTCCACCTCCACCAGATGCCCCAGTGTCAGGTGCAGATGCAGGAACCTCTTCAGATGCCTTCTCAAGCATCGATGCCATTTTCTTATCATAGAACATCTCTCTTTGATTACGTAAGAATTCTTCATCTGACATTCCAAGAATGTTTTCTGAAATCCAGCGCTTTGAGAAGAACCCTTCTGTTGCAGCCCCTGCGATATCAAACTTTTGCTTCCAGTGTTCCAGTTCTTGTAGTTCGGCAATTTTGGATGGATTATTGAGCAATAATTTAAAAGATATAAGATCATCGCCTCTATATCCCAAAGTATATAAGTGCACTAATCCGATCTTCTCCAACTCTGAAACTACAGATCGTTGTAGCCTTTGGATAGTTCTTGCGAATCTGATATCTTTTTGAGCCAACGTAGCCTTATCTTCGGTTTGCCCATCTCCTCTGGAGAGGTATGACATGGGAATCTTCAAAGCAGAGAATAGTTTATCTCTAAGGTATTTGACATCATCAATGTCACCTGTGTATGAGCCACCCGGTAACGATTCAACTCTAGAAGAGTTACCACCCCTAGTAGGAATAAAATAGTCTTCATCGATAGATAAAGGGTTATAACGTAGATCTACTCGCCCAGTTGATGAATCAACCAATTGGTTTCTTTTCATCTGAGTTGTTACACGTTGCATGAACTGTTCTACATCTTGTGGAGCAATATTCCCAACATCGATATAAAATACTCGACGTTCAGGTGAGCGTACAATTCTGTATGCCATCATTGCATCTTCTAATAGTGTGAGTTGTCTCCAGATTCTTCTAGCAGGCTCAAGTACTGATGTTCCGTACGGAGCATATTTATCATTCCCTAAGATTCGAAAGTGCGCAATTTGCCAGTTTTCAAATGTCAACCCACCAGAATTCCATTGATACTGTATGTAATTTGGATTTGTCTTATCTTCTCCCTCAATCCTTTCTAATTCATCGATAGGAAGAGAAATAGCATGACGAACACCCATTGTAGAGTCGATGTCCAAATAAAGCATGAAGTCACCAAACTTGCACAAAGAACGACTCCAGCCAAAAAGATTAAGATTCACATTCAACACTTCTTCATAAAGATTGCTGAGAATTGTTTTAATCTCGTCATTAGCACATTTAATGTTGAGCATAGGCGACAACATTGTAGAAGTAGTCATTTCATCAGCATAGATATCTAATGCTGAGCATATTTCAGGAGTATATTCCATTTGATCGAAATCCAAATATCTTTCATAACGATTTTGGTTCGCCATGATATTTGCAGTCATGTTGTCATACGGATTGTATGAAGTCTTTTTAAAGTCCAGTCCCATTGCGGAATTGAAATTATATTTATCCATGTCTGCTCTTTTATATCTTCTCTGCATTTGAGAACGTCTATTGACGATTGGAGAAGAAAGCAGTCTAGTCAACCTTTTATACAGAGTACTCTGTGAGTTTCTTGGGTTCTTTTTGTTGTCAGCCATTATATTATCCTTTGAAAATCCAACTAAAATTATCTAAATTACGTTTATGTTCTTCGACTCCTCCTTTGGGAGTAGAATCAAATGTTGAATTTGCTTTATTATATCCTTGTTGTCCTCTGATGTTCGTGTTGAGAACTGTATTTGTATACACCATAGAATTTAACATCGCTTTTTGCAACTCCTCTCCTCTCTTGGAAGCGATGATTGCCGTGTCTCGAACCCAGCATGCAATAGCAAGAGCCATCACTAAATCATCGTTGTAACCTTTCATGGCTTGAGGTTTACCCAAATACCATACAAAAGTCTTCAATTCGTTTAATAAACGTAAAGATTTAATAGTAATTAGTTTATTTCTGACGAACTCCTCTAATTTTGCAATAATTAATGGACGAGATTTCATAGAAGTTGTAAAACCCGGTACTGCACTTGGATTACCTATTGCAGAAACTTGTTCAATATATTCATTAGAACCTTTAATACTAAAATAAATATTGGGATATTCCAAGTCAATCAGTTTGTCTAAGACAGAATATCCAATATTATTGTTCTCTACGACTAGTAAGCAACCACCATATTCTCTACCGGCGGAATATAGCATGTTAGCAAAGTCATCGATGTTTGGCTTTCCTTTATATTCAGCAACAATTTCCATTGAATCTGTTTCAATCACATGAAACACAGAATAGTCAGCACCATCACCTCTAGCGACGTCTGCCGTCAGTACATATTTCTTTCCATCTTGACACTCTTCCCAAATCCAATAGTTCCTATCGAATCCCACTTTGTGCTTTGGATCACATACCATTGTATCAATCCTGTCAATATCTTCAGGAGCAATGACTGTTTCTCCAGAAGCATTGAAATTACATTCATACTCTTGAGCGATTTGCCTAGAGTTCATATTTTTTGTTTCATTCTCGAACCATTTACGATCTCTATCTGGATGTCTACTCCAGTGTAGCCTTGTGGGCTTGAAAGCGTTGACTCCTGACTGGGAATCAACATAGGTGGTGTGAAACCAGTTACCAACCCCATTAGGTGTTGAGAGGGCAATACAGCGCCCCCCTGTTGATATAGTAGGGTAGATACCTGTCCACAATTGTTCCATGTCTGGAATAAAGGCAGCCTCATCTAATACCAACAAGGACAATGCCTCAGAACGTCCTGCATCTCCAGCAGTTGATGAAGCCTTGATCCATGAGCCGTTAGAAAGTTCAAAACTAGTTCTGTTGTCTACACTAATCTTTGCAATCTGCATCCATTCAGGCAGTGCCTTAACCATCTCTTTTACTTTAACTACAACGTTCTTTGCTGTCTCAAGTTTTGTACAAAGGATTAAAACCTTCTTGTGTTTATGAAACATCATTAGCCAAGCAATATGGGCACCAACAATTGTTGATATACCCATCTGTCTTGCTTTTAGTACTACGTTAAATCTATACTTTTCGAGATCAACAAGAAGTTCATCTTGGAAATCATATGTGTCAAAGCGTACCAAGCCGTGAACCGCATGTGGAATGCGGCAAAAGTTATTGACAAAGTATTCTTGAGACTTGCCACATTTTATCAACTCTTCTACGGCTTGTTGTTTCGATATCATAGTTTCCTATCTAGCGCAAATATCTTATGTCATAATCGGAAACATTCAAGTCAAATTTAGCAATCGCTTGAACAAACCGTTCTATTTCGTCTCTTCTCATTTTCATGTCTGTTTCGGAACCCATCTTGCCTAGAGAATCAGAAACCATATCCGTAACTCTTGTTGTCAATGCGCGAATCCTACCAGCACTTTCGGGATATGCCTCTACAAAGTCTTCAGTCTTGTTATACTTTTTGCCTGCACCATCAGTGATCCGAATCGTTGGAGAATATTCTTGCGGTTCGATTTCGAAGATAGCAGTGTTCCTGCTCTCGTCCAAAGTTTTCTCTAATTCCTCTTTTACCAATTGTATGATATAATTTTTTGTTACTTTCATTGCGATGTTCTCCTATTAGTTTTTCGCTGTATAATTTGTTGGCTTCTTAGCCTTTTCTCTGCCTAAGGATAAAAAGTCTTTAATTGATTTATCTAAGCGATCTTCTTCCGAAGGTAATCCAACGTGCTCTGCATCAACACCACCGAGTTCAAACTTTTGTGTTGCCACAACGCTTACTCTTTGTCTTGATATATACTGCATGTTGATGTCCACTTCCGATGGGCGAGTCAATTTAAGACTACCTTCTCCGACTTTCTTATATTCCTTCTTGAGGAACTTAATGATATCTGCCATTGTCTGTTCTATATCAGATTCCATAGAAGCCTTGTGAGCCTGCTTACTAGTGAATTCAGTGTGGTACATCAGAAAAAATGTATTCCCCAGCACTCTTACATTAAATCCGTCAATCACTCGACTGTCTTTAATCGTACATCCTTCTTCTCGACGTAATCCAATCTTAGCAACCATGTCTTCACCGACGATCTTCTCGTCATGTGAGCCATCATATGCGTGAGATGCTGCTTGCTGAATTCCTCTTACTATTTCTAATGTTGTAGCCATTTATTATCTCCTTGTCTCTCTTAAGTGTGAATTAGGGCCGACAATTTGTATTCCCTTGTAGCCATTAGGCTTTAAATCTTTAAGGATTAGATCCTCATTTTTGTTTGGATCTCTACTAGTTGCTCTAGATAGAAATGCCTTTCCGCTTTCATCTTTTACAACCAGAGTTGGGTATTCAGAATCGATATTGGCAAATGTATACTGCATTGAGTCTAAATCCTCTGCTGCCCTCTTTTCGTCTTCGTCACCCATTCTGCTAACCTCAACAAATCCTGCAGGCATTACCCCTTCGTTTAGAAAGTATCTTGGATCTCTTCTTCGAGTATTTTTAATTGGTTTTCCGTATCTAGTCATTTAAATTCTCCTGTTGGTTTGGGCGCCATCCTGACTGCCATCTTTCTTCTCTTCCGTCAACGTACTGTATAAAACAGTTTTGACAACATTCATATTTGTGCATATAAAAATCATCACCCTTATCGAAAGAGTAAGTTGAGCATGTTGGACACACTCTATCACTTTCACTATTAAGTAGTCTTTTCGGCATTAAAAAACCATCAACTTCAACTAAATCATTGTCTTCGTTGTATTTTGAAACTTTGGATTGAAACTTCTTAGTTGTCTCAAGATATTCTTTTTCTTTCTCATCATCCCAACCTGAGTTTGGATTCCTAACTGCATCATAGCCATATTTCTTTTTGATAGCCTTTTCATATGCTGCTACCTTATTGAGATCGTCAATCTTCATGGTGTTCCTCCAAGTGCCTTTACCAATAGATATGTAACTGTAACCCCGATAGCAACCCCTACTGTGAATACGTATGGATTGTCATTTTTCTTTATCTTTCCTATTTCATCTTCAAGTGATTCGATAACTTCATTCTTTTCTTTTGTTACCCTAGCAACTTCACTTTTATGAAAATCTACTTGTGATTGCAAATCATCTTGGATAAGATCACATTCTGTTTGCAATATATCTAATTCTTTTTGCTTTTGTATATTGCATCTTTCTTGTTCAAATTCAGGCAATGTCAATAAATGAGACATTGCTTCGTTGTCCAATAACGTGCCTTTGAACGGACATGGCTGTTCTAGTTCCACATATGTAAACTTGCCGTTGTCTGCTTGGGCAGCACCCATGAACAATATTAATATACTACTCAACATACTTAAATCCAAATTTTTGTTCTATTTCTTTAATTAGTGTTTCTGGTTTTTCTTTGAGGATGCTTTGGTACTCGTCTTTCCTTTCGGACGTTTTGATTTCCAAGTCTGCAACCCTACTACCGTAGTGTTCCAAGATAGTGTCAATTTCTTCTTTATATTTTTCATATGCTTCTTTCTGATCCTTTATTCTTATTTCATAGTTGTTTTTTAATTCTTGCATAGATTCTTCATGGGCTTCAGTTCTTTGTTGCTCCAGTTCTCTCAATGCATTATAATCGACTCTAGACTTAATCCAGAGAACGAGGAAAAGAGTTGCTATAAGCAACTCCTTCCAGTGTTTAAGCAAATAGTTTAAAACCATTATACTCCCTTCATTTTAGCAATCGCATCGATGACAGATTGTCCACCAATGTAAAGCCCTGATATCATAACCCAATCAGCAGACTCAACCATCCCAAAACCCATGAGGGCTGTTGCAGCAACCCAAACCATAAGTTTGCGACTTGTGACTTTTCCAAGCCAAGCATCTACCATCGCTTCTTGTTTTTCTTTGATTTCTTCCATAGTCATATCTTCTCCTATTGTTTAACATGAGCATAGCCATCCTTTTTATCAATAACAATTTGCATGTCTACGCAATCTTTCAATGAATCTAGATGACTAATTAGTAAAACTGTTTTAAAGTTTACTTTAATTAGTTCCAAAATACGAATAAAACCTTCCATATTTTCTTCATCTAGAGCAGTTCCCGGTTCATCAAGGATAAATATGTTCCCTTTGGGCATAGAAGATACTGTAAGCAATGCCATCCGAATAGCCATGGCAGCGATAGTTTTCTCTGCACCAGAGCCCATCTCTAAAGGACGAGGATCATGTTTAGGGTGCTTGATATATATTTCAAATTTACCACCGTCAACCTCAAAGAAAATATTAAAATCAACAATATTTGCAATTGTTTTTGAAATCTCTTCATTGATTACCGGTAATTTTTTCTTAATCACATCAAAAGCAATACCATTTGAATGCATGCATTGCATATATAAATCATATGCAGAATATTGAGAACGATACTCTTCATGCTGTTCTGCCAACTCTTCAAGGTTCTTAATCTTCTCTTCAATAGATCCTGTCTGCTTATAGAAGTTTAAACGATCTTTCTCGCATTTGGCTAGAGTTCGCTTAGTAGTTTTCAACTTTGACTTAAAAGAATCTTTTTGTGTCAACATGGATTCCAAGTTCTCAATTGCCTCTTTATTGTCTTCATACTTCTGTTGTTCTTTCTCCAACTCTTCAATCTCTTTAGTAAGGAGTTTGATTGTTGTTTCATCACGATCTAGTTGTAATCCGATCTCTGTAGTTCTAGAAGACACTGAGACTTTCTTGTCCAATAACTTCTGAAACTTTGCCAAGTGTTCTGAAACCTTGTTCGGATCTAATTGACTTAAACTGGTTTCAAACGCTGCTATCTTGTCGTTAGCCGATTCAATCTCCATCTTGATGGCAGGAAGATGTGCAACTGCGATGTTTGCGTCTTTGATGAACTTACACTTAGGGAAACTAGTACCGCAAGGTATACCCTCTAACAACTTCTTCTTAGAAGCGTTTGATTTCTTAGAAGCGTTTGATTTATATTCTCGTTCTTTTACCTTGATATCTGCTGTTACATCATCAATAGTACTAAGCAATTCATCAATCTTAACCTTCTTAGAGTTCAAACCTTCAATATCGAAACTTTCTTCAAAGTTGCATAAAGCCTTGTAACGCTCTTCTTTCTCTTTTCTTTCTTCGGTAAGTTCTTTAATATGATTATTAAGTCCTGCCACTTGTGTCTTTTTCGAAACAATTTTGTTTCTAACCTTTGCTATATCAATTAATTCCGTGGGAACTAAGGATATTGTTGATTCGAGCAGGGCTACTTCACCATTCAATTCTTCAATTTGTTTCGTTAACACTCTGCAATCTTCTTCATGTCCGTTTAGCCGCCTTGTGACTTTTGCTAATTGAACTATCTGTTCTTTCTTTTCTTGATGAAAATCTCTGCCATCTAACTTCTTTAACATAGCACGAACCTCTGCCGAATCTTCTTTAGCAAGACGATACTTCTGTTCGAATTGGTTCAAATCGAGAAATTTTGCGAAGATTTCTTTTCTCTTTGATGCCCCTTCCGAGATGAAATTTAAGGCACCGTTTTGTGAACTCATAGATGTCAATAGGAAGTCTTCTAGTGAACCAAAGTGGTTTCGTATAGCCTTGTCTGTTTCGTTCCTTGTAGTGCCATTGAGGGGCGTTATATCGCCTGTTATCAATGACTCTGAATAGAAGGTTACATCTGTCTTTGCTTCTAAGGTTTCTACACCTTTTAGTTTCTTTGTATATTTCTCTGCTTCTCGCTCAATGACATATTTCTGTTCCCCAACGGTAACATCAAGTTTTGCTAATGCTTTATTCTTGTTTTGATTGATAACATTGAGGTTCTTCTTCTCGTTCTTAGATGTCGAGTTGAACATTGAAAACAGTATTGAATCAATGATAGATGACTTACCAGAGAAATTTTTACCGAAGATGCCTACAATGCCGTTGAGGTTCTGGAAGTTAATTTCATTTCCCTCACTGTAGTTAAACAGATTGTCCCATCGAACAGTCTCTAGACTCCAATTAACATTACGTGATATATCATCTTTCTGGGATATTGCATCATTATATTTTTTATTCAGTCGATATACGTTCTCCAATTCATCCTGAGATAGGTTGAAAGGCTCTAGGTACTCTTCAATCAACTCTTCTTGAACTTTGATATCTCGGAGATCAAGTACTTCGGACTCTCCTTCACCTAATTCAACTGAGTTCCTGCTCACTGCTCTGTTAAGAAATGTAACTGATTCTGGATTGAACTTGTGTTTGACAACTTCGGTTGCTTTCTTGATTTGATCAATTGACAAAGAACTATCAGCAATCACACGAATCCTAGCCCCTTCCGGAGGACTAAAGTTTGATATGTCGGGATTACCATTGACATCTAATTCGATATTCCATGATAAGAATGGACGAGGGTTATTAAACGTAACTGGCTTAATTGTATGACTCTTTTTGTTTTTTATGTTCCAAATAAGAATACCTTTGTCGTCTGTCTCCCCAAAGTTCTGTTGAACCGTAGAGCCTGCATACCATATAGTTCTACGATCATTCAAGTATTGTCTTTGGTGGATATCGCCTAGCATTGCATAGTCAAAATCTTCAAAGATGGAAATATCATGATCCCCATGAGTCATAGAGAATCCTGTATCTGTTTTAGAATATTGTACTGCTCCATGGTATAGAGCGATGTTGATCTTGTCGTCATCTGTTGGTTCTGTCCAATTATCCTCATCGAATACCGAAAGTACATTTAGTACAACGCCGTCTCCAATGTCTGTTTCGCCTGAATTCTTCAATAGGTGCAAGTTATCGTGATCCAAAGCATTGATGATTGGGGTGATCGCATCTTGACGTGAACTGTTCTTAAGGTTTCCATCGTGATTCCCCAAGATAATATATGTTGGAGCAATCTCTCCTAAGTTATAAAAGAACTCAGAAGCCATCTCCACAAACTCAGGTGAGATCTGTGTTTTGGTGTGTGCTATATCTCCACAATGTACGATATAATCAACCTTCTCATTTCGTAAGGTTTCATAAATTTGCGAAAAGATAACCTTATATTCATAATGGTACTTAAGATTGCGAATATGAGTGTCTGCGATGTGTGCTATTTTAATCATTTTTTCTCCTGTTGGTTTGTGATTTCATTTCCCCATACTGTCCACCCTTCTCTTTCTTTCCTAGAGAATAGTTCAAGGTATGGGCCGTAAGATCTAGACTCAATCCAAGTGAAAGATTCTTCCGGCTTTTGTGAGTGCCTCTGTCTCTTTGCATTGATCACTGATTCTAGTTTGTTGTTATCTTTCTTGACACTAGTATGTGTTTTACCTCTAGTACCGAACAATAACAATTCATGCTTTCCTCTAGCGTATTGCCCTAGTCCAATTCTATCTTTCACCCACACTATATTGGTGACATATCGAAACCCTAAAGATTCCATCACCGTAAGTCCTTCTGATAGAAAGTTGTTTGTTACCCACAGATACATGTGAGCATCATCTTCTAAACTATTCCAATACTCGCACTGTAATATCGTTCTTATGATATCTGGAGTCTTCATCAAGGGATAGTGCTTATCTGCACCTCTTTTGATCTTGCCTCCTCCTCTCTCGTTCCATGGCGGATCTATCATGATTGTTTTAAAAGTTTCCATTTTCCCTCCTGTTAATGTGTATTGTTTTGAACATGTTCCCTCCTTTGTGTATAGAATATTGTTCATTGTGTTATAGAGACATAAGTTTTCTCCTGAGAATACAGTCTTGGTTGTCTCTCATCAAAACTGCATTATTTTTGAGTTCTGCAAACGCTTCCTTACCAATAGAAGATACATCTTCTCCGGCAGGTATATCAATCTTCCAAACCTCAATGTCATACTTCAAAAGAGTATGAGTAATCTTCATAGCCTTCTTTTCCGCATCGGGATCCAATGCCACGAAAACACTTGAATCGTTCCTGATTATGTGTTGAAACAGTTTTGATTCTTCTCTTAGTGTAGAACCCAATAGCGCAACTGCGTTTCCTGCGCATATGGCATCAAACACTCCTTCGACTAGAATAACGTCTGAATCCCAATCGATGATTAGTTCATTAAAGATAATGTCTCTAGAAGCATTGGGATTTTTATAGCGCATCCAATGCCCATCATAAGTTCGAGCGATAAAATAGTTTACATACCCATCAACGTTGAATGAAGGGATGATGACTCTACCTTCAAATTCTCCTTCACTGCAATACCCAATCTTGTATCTTAGTAGATCACAAGACTCTAATCCACGATTATGTAAATAAGATAAGGGTATATTATCAACTACTGATGTTTTGCCAGTAAGAGTCTTGAATTCTTCTGGAAGAGATATTACCTGCTCTTGTTCTGCTTCTTCTTCGGCGAACAGATTAAATTCTAACCTAGAATGATCTGTGACGCCAGATAACTTATCCCATTCTTTTAATTGTGTGAACGAACCGAAGCGACGAATAACACGTCTTATGCTTCTTCCCTTCGCATCACAAACCCAACACTTGAATACATTTCTTTCAAAGTTTAAAGAAAACTTTTTCTTGTGATGGTTGCAATATGGACATGTATATAGATGTTCCGATGATTGTCTTTTGGGATAACCCAAAACGTCATTTACTAGTTTGATCTTCTCCGCTAACATTTAACCCCTCTTTGTATAAGCAAACTCCTGCATGTGCAATTACGATAGCATCTGCTATATCATCAGTACCCGGTTTTGGATTTCCGTGTCTTGTGAGTTCGTAAGTGAAACTAGGATATTTACTTTTTACTTGTTCGACAATATATGTCTTCTTCTTCTTTACGTTTCGGGGTACCGAAATATTCATTTTTTTTCTTGCTGTGTTTGCGTGGATTAATTCTGGTATTATTAATGTTTCGTTGTATACGGCAAAACAACACATTCCATTGAATCTCTGAAGTTTTGACATTGTCTGAGCAGTTGTTCTACCTCCTCCAAACATCATTGCAGGTTGCTCTACGTATATTCTACCAAAACCATACTTCTCAAAGAGTGCGTAGATCTCTCTCTTAAAGTTGTAACATCTAAATTCTAGTTCCATCTTAGAAGATAACTTAAGGTTTTTGTATTCGATAAGGTTTTTATCCAAATCCATTACTGCCATTCCTATGACAGAGGTGCTTATGTCAAGCCCTAGTATATAAGTCATATTTCTCCTATATGTCTAATTTTAATTTAAAACTGAATTCTCTGTCTTCTGTTTTCTTCACAGGCTTCGCTACTTTGGCGACGCCTAATACGTTCATAAACTCATCATAAATCACTACTTTGGATATATAAGTATGCTTCTCAAAAGTCTCTTCATTGTTATCGTATGGACTGTATACAGTGTTTTTGATCAATGCTCTGTCATTCTCCAAATATAGTGTCCCAGATTGGACTGTTCCAGACGGATACAGGCTTTGATCATTCTGAAGGAATGTGGGATTATTTGAATGATTTAGTTCACCCTTTGGCGCATGAGCGTACATAGAAATAGTTGGCGTTGTTGTTTCGCCTTGAAATGATATGCTGCTGTGAGAGCCTGTCATCGGATCATTGTCAAATCCACTAATTCCCGAACCCCAATAAATCCACTTAGTAGCCTTTTTGAGAGATATGTCGTTAATGTAGTTCCTCAATGTACTGTCTAGAGCCCATGATCCCGTCAGCACCACAAATCCTTCGTTATAAAGTACGACTCCGGCACATGAGCCTGAGCCTGTTGATCCAGAGGGAGCAACTTGAATTAACTCTCCGTTCTTCTTTATGTCTTGTAGTTGTCCAACCAAAGTACCGGTAATATAAAATTTAAGATCCATAGTACCTTTCTTGATCCTGTTTCCATAGAAGATAGAAGGTATGCTTATCAGATTTGCCTCTTGAGTACTTTTATCTCCCAATGCTCCACTGAATTCATAATGACTGGATATGTTTCTATAATGGTTCAGGGTATTCTGAAGAGCGTTTAGATGAATTCTATCTGATGATTGTGAATAATAGTTTCTATACAGTGATGATGACATCGGGTATGAGCCGGTTATCACATCCCCATATGCAAATGATTGTGCAAACTGAGTTGTACTAACAGTTGCAAACGACTGCAATGAGCCATCTTTCGTTATAAAAGGGTATATAAAATTATTTGAACCTGACAACTTATCATTGTTAATCTCGTATAAAGAGATATATCCCGATGGAACGTTTAAACTCTGCGCACTGAAAGAGCCAGAATCTGATTTTTGATTGTTTATGTATAACGTGCCAGAGTAAGCAGTAAACTCATACTTTGGATACAGTTTCAAACTGTTAACAAATATTTCTTTTTCGTCAAATTTAAATATACTCATAATTCTTATACGTTTGAATCGCAATAAATATTCATTTTTTATTGCATGTTAACTTGCAGTAATTAGTTAGAACTAATTGTTTATTTGAGTTAGGCTCAGAATAAATCCATTCGTATGTTATAACTATGCCTTCTATTACTGCTCTAGACTTTTGTATTTCCGTTTTAAGCCACTCTAAGTGCATTGGAGTATGTTCTCCTACCTCAATGCCTAAAGTCTCAGACAACTCATATAGAGTGTACCAGTCACCCTCTTGCATTGCTTTGGATGCTTTCTTGAACATAGAGGTTTTATCCAAATCATGATGTATATCAGGGTGTGTTTTCTTCGCTATTTTCCTGTACATCTCTTTGTTTTGGTTAGCCAGTTCAGTATCCTTTTTAACTATCATACTTTTCTCTTTCGGCTTATAGACGTCCTTCATCTTTTGCACTGTCTTTTTCTCTGAGAATACAAACTCTGTATCTTCCATGAACTTTTCTAGATCTTCATAGAACAAAGCACGTCTTAAGACGTGTTCTGCCCTGTGGTATTCTAGATCCGATTTAAGAAACGATAGTTCTTTAACCAGCCTCTTGAAACGTAAGCCCTCTACGGACATTAGTAATCCAATCTAACTCGTAATGTCAATTCGTTTGACGGATCTTTCTTGAGAGCCTCAGATAATTTTGCTACTGCTAGTAATTCATTGTCTGCTGAATAAAGCCCAACTGTTGAGATATAAGATACAGGAGTATCGGAAGCGTTATTCTTGACAACTAGTTTAGATGAACTCAAGTAAGTTGGATTAGTTGAATAGTTAAACTCATTATGGTGAGCACGACAGAAATATACAGTCGAGTTTAGTTCTGTTGTGTTATTGAATTCGACATTATACATTCTTTGTCTAAGAGAATCGCATGATGCTGATATCGCTCCAGATACAAAAAGTTGCGTAACTGTCTGTGCGCCAGAGTTCATTTCACTAGAACTTGCTGCGTTAGTCAGCATTCCGCCATCTGCTGCATCTAAGAACACAGATGCCGTAATAACTGCGATACCGGCTTGATAGAACAAGAGTCCTGCCTTTTGAGTGCCGTCATCTGTAGTCAAGTTTGTTCCTACTGTAGAATCCGCATATAGAATTCCGTAGTCTCCAGCAGGAGAATTAACACGATAATCGTTCTGTGCATTGGTGTCTACTAGTTTAATCCTTTCTGCCGATACTCCATTCGATTGATCAAAAGAAGCAGATGTACCTAGTTCTAAATTAAATGAACCTTTTTTAACTTCGTCTTTCGAAAGAAGTCTCGCAAAGTTTATGAAGAATACTTCATTCATCTTGGTTCCACCAGTGAGATCTCCGTCTTCGTCGAATCTCCTGATGTTTCCATTTTCATCATAGCCCATAAGAACTTGTGCCATTTGGTTGTACATGTTGATTTTTTTAGAAACCTGAACGTGTCCAGCACTAGTACCACTCAATGAAGAAGTAGCATGAAATCCCATTGCTACATCGAAAATATGATTTGCAGAAGAACTCAAGTAAGGATAATCATATACAGACTGAAACATGCCATGAGTATAATTTTTAATGTTCTTTTCTGTAGTACCACTAACATAAGTTCCACTGACGATTGTTCCAGTAATAGGAATTGCTTCGTGTAATAGTGTCTTTGTAGTGACAATATCGTTTGTTGATAATGATTTATAAGTTGTAGCCATAATTTAATTCCTTTCCTTTATTAAACTTTTTTGATGTATCTGACGGGCAACTCAACCGAATAGCCAGTTGTTGCACCCATAACTCTAATTATAGTATCGATTGCTTGATAATTAACAGCATCGATAGTAATATTAGAAGAAAGCCCTATTTGATCAAATAGGAAAGTACTGTTCTGAAGATTGTCAGATGCTTTAACTGCAAAAGATAGTCTAGTACCTCTTCTACCTGCTACCGAAGAATCTCCTGCGACGTCGTTGGCAGAAATTTCTGTTACGAATCCAGAGTTGTTTCCACCAGATCCCATTGTAAAGTAGTAGGTTGCGATATTGTCATCATCTAAAAATGAAAACGAAGCAACACTAGACTCACCAGAAGCCCCAATGGAACCCAAACGGTGATCCATCTGAATAATATATTGAGTTTCTTTTAAGTCCGGATCAATTTTGATAGTTGATGTTAAATCTGAAGTGTCAAGTCCTTGATCGAAAAAGATGCTAGTCGTATTGCTCTCTAAAGAGTAGCCATTCACAACACCAGTAGTATTAGAGCCTACAGATGTTATCGTATCATCGTCCACTGCAATCAAGTGCATACCATATGTAGCATGTCTGCTTCCCCCAGTAACTCCTTTATCTTCATTTAATTTAATAACCGGTAAATAAAGAAGATTAGATCTGGATATTGTAATCAATTTGCTCTTCATTGTTGAAGTATTGTTCGTAAATGCCTCTAAGACTGGAGTTTGCAATATTTCTAAATCATAATAAGCAGATCCACTTGCATGGTTCTTATTATAAAGTCCGTAATTGATCTCATCGTCTCCTAGAGCGAACTTAGCGACGTTAAAACTACCATCACCTCTTGCTAATCTTTTTCTACCTGTGTCTGTCAAAACAGCGTCTAGGATGATATCCCCAGAATTATCTAAAAAACCCATACTTTATTCCTCTTAATATGTAAATAGTATTTCATCATAAATAGTAAAACATTATCATTTATGCTTTTATTACCTTATTCTTTTTGAACGTTACATTAATATCTATCAACTTCCCTGTATTTTTACTACGTATACGAAATTTAAACTTACGAAACTTCGCATCTGCTGAACCGTTGGATACCAGAATGTTATCTTCAGACACTCCAATATCTATGTGCTTACCTTCCACACTGTGCAAATTCGATGATGTTGATTTTGGCAGGAGGTACTGTCTAGGCGATAAGCCTATCTTGATATATTTTTTAAAACTTTTTTCTTTCTGTGCTGGAGGCTCTGGTTTTGCCAAAGATACAATCCGTATCTTAGGATATAATGTCTCTCCTTCTTTTATTAATATAAACTCATAAATTGGCGAAGGATTCGAAACAAAGCCATTCTTGTCCTGAGTCCTGAACATATAGTAATATGTTTGATTTGGCATGATAGTATCCTCATAAGCAGAAGAGTACGCATCGTTGGACTGAATAAGTTTATAATTTTCGTTCGAGAAGTCTTTGTATTCAACTGGCTTCTCTTTCAGCCTGAAGAATTCAAAGTCTGCAGGATCATCTGATTCAAATATGATTGGTTTGCCTTCTTCTATCTTCTGAGATAGGTATTGTTCTTTGAAATATTCTGTATCAGAAGGGTTAATATAGACTGGGACTTCTGCTCTTTTGTCTATCATCTGGTTAAACAAAATCAAAACCTTGTTGTCTATTCCCCTGTATGTTATTAATTCGACATCCGGTGATATGGGTGGTGAATCTAAAATAAATATATCTTCTCTGTAATATGGCTCTTCTACAAACACAACAGACATCGCTTCGCCACTAAAATTTTCAGCACTGATGGCTGGAACTTTTATCATATTTATGACTCGAACATCATAAGTATATTGTTCTCTGTATGCCACTTGGGTGTCAAAAAACATAAATGTCTCTAGTTCCGTATAGTTAAAAAAGTAGTGTGAACTGAACGGCTTGCCTTCATAATCATATTTCTCTAATCGAAATGCCACTGGATAAGCATTGCTAGCAGGCAAGTTGTCAATCATCTCTAGCGCTTTTGTTTTAAAGACTTGTGTTTTGAGAAAAGATTCGAAATACTCACAAGTAGTCTGTTCTTCGCTAGGCACACTGATTACTTTATCTGTTACCGTCTCTAGATAATCAATGAAGCCTTCATATTCGTATACGTGCAAGAGTGAAGATTTTGTACCCTCTTCTCTTCCAAACGCATACGTGTATTCTACTGGCTGAGTATACTTGGCGCTATCACGCATTGAAACTAAAAAATCTATAAATTCAACTTCTAATTCATATTGTTCCAAAAGATTGCAGATTTCTGTCTTTTCGACTCCTGTTATCTTTAGTTTAGAAAAAATGGGGAACATCTCTCTTTTGTTTTCTGCATCTGCATATAACTTGGACACTCTCTTGTCGATAAACTCAGTCCGGCTATATCCCGGAAGTTCTTTTTTGCTGACTAAGATAGCGTCTGATAATGCGTCGTTTGATTCTAGATATCCCAGTGTCTGCCCCCTAAACATAAAAAAGTCCTTACTAAGGGTTCTATCCGGATTATCTATCTCCCCATTTCGCTTATAAGTCGTGAACATAAAATTTCTTATGTCTTCATTGATCATACGATTTTCCAATAATAACCAAGCGTTCAACGATGGCAATAGGAATAATTGATCTTGTCTGTGCAATTCTGTTGTAAGTCTTTGGTACTCTGGAGCAAAATAATTATATTCATAATCAATGTCTGCATATAGTTTTTGCCCTATCCCTATGTCCAAAGCGGTGTCTGGAGATTGTGGAGTTTGCTCGTCTATCAAATTGAGATAGAGATCATTCCTTTCGTAAGGAGCCATGTAACTATGGTTCAAGTCGTATGAAGTGCCATTGACTTGTATCAAGTCTTGTTGTAATGTATAATATTTCATTTAATTCGCTCTCAGTCTAAGTATAAATAGAAATATCTAGATAATATTTCCCTATCGGATGTAGAACCTTGTCCTATTTGCATTTTGGAGTCTTGAAATCTTTTAAATTTACACAGTACTCCGCCAGACTGATTGTCTTCTCTAGATGCAATAGTTCTAGCATTTTCGATATCTGTGAGTTGTCTCCAGTCAGGATTCATATTTTCATCGAAAGACGCAAGATAAAAAACCATGAATGTGTTGTCTAGGACAAACCTAGATAATGGCATTGCTACCTCGGTACCTGCACCGTTTTCTGACAGTCTAAAGTACTTTTCTGACACTGAATGTATTATGGGATGGGGTTTTCCTGTGACATTGCTAGAATAATTGAAGTTATAATCAAAACTTTTACTATTCTTTTCGCCCTGTTTGAAAGATTTTCTATCTAGTATACTGTATCCATCTCGATTAACCAACATTCTCATGACTACGTCTTCGATTTTGACTTTTTCTAGAAATATATTTTGCTTGATTTGATCTCTTTTCTCATCAACCTCTTCCAGATCATCATCAGTTATAACTTCGATTTGTCCATAATTCGAATTAATTGAGTTTGCTATATTTTCTCCATTATCAATACCAGCAGAGAATAATTTTCTTGAGTTCCTAGGTGATGATATCTCTGTATCTATACTTCCCAATGTATCGTTCTCTATCGTCCCACCCAAAGTAGTTAAAAAAGATTCAAACATTCCAGAACCATTCTTAAGTTCATTCACGGAGCCGTCATAGCCTATAGAGTTTTCTCCTAATAAAGCACTAGCCAATTCATCTTCTACCATATCACCTGACTCTAGCACGTTTGCGAACAAATTCAGATAATTTCTTATTATGTTCTCAGAAGAAAACGGATTAAAGCCTGCCAATAATGAAGGAGTCGCAAATCCTAAATTTTTTGATTCAACATTGAACGTAATGTCGTGTTTTGTTTTTTCGAAATCCATCCTAAATTTGTAATCTAACTCTGATAATTCAACTGCGTTTTGCGCAATAACGGCGATCACGCCTTCCGAAAACGCATTGGGAGACACATTGGCATCCCAAGTTCTAGAGTAGGATAGTACCTTACTTTGATTCTTGGTTGCACTAGTGGAGATATTATTAATCTCTGCCATGGCAAAGAATTTACTAGACGCAAACAAAAGATCCTCAATCACTCTTTTCGAGTTTTCTAGTTTTCTTCTTTCGAAAAAAGACATGTCAAGTATATCATTCTCATCAGATTGACTCGAAAACCCTCTTATCGAAGAGTATGATTGTCCTGTGAGCGCTATAAATAAAGTGTTCAAAGATACACTCTGCAGAAACAAAGTCTCATCCAGTGGAAATATTGCCCTTAAGTCTACTTGAGCCTGAGCGTTCAACTCATCTCTAAGTTCATTATAGTTTTGAGGATTGTTGTGTATGTACGTGATTGCTCTATTGAATCTGGCTAAAAGATTTTTTACCGGCTCTAGGAACTTTTCTGCGAATGTGTACATTGGATCTAAAAAATCTATCTTTAATCTATAGGTATACTCACCGTCAGTTAGTTTCGTAAACCCCAAATCTGAGAATTCATACAACGTAACATCATTTGTAATTCTAGTATTTGAAATTGATATATCTCTACCCTGCAGCGCTACAATCTCATAAGCGTCCTTACGTACCCTATGTATATTGATACTCAACAATTCAAAATCATGAAGAATTCCTGCTATCCCATTCTTGGATAGATTGTCATATATAAATCTAACATTGGAGTTTCTACGACATAATTCTTTTATGTTTAAATAAAACCTATTGTGGGTGCGTATTTTGTCAGATGATAGAGAATTATCACCCTCAGGAATCTGTGGTACAATTGAAACATAAGAAGGATATAAGTCCGATGTTATTCCGGAGTTCAGAACTCCTTTACCAGAAGATGCCAAAGAAACCTCATCAATTATTTGATCGTATCTTGTTACACGATTTGGGCGTATGATTTCTTGCACTCTTTCTGATATTCTGAAATCTTGCACGGACGAGGATGCTGCCCTACTATTATCCAAGATGTGACACTCGTCTATGTTTTTAAAGAAAAATTCTACGGTGCTTGAATTAATTGGGATCTGAACGCCATCTATCAGTGAAGCCGCATCAAACGCACATATACTATGTGAATAGCACGTTCCTACATCAGACTTGTTGGTGAAAGATAACTCTTCCCTCGGAATTTTAAGATCATAAAATCGATTGCCATTTGAATCTTGCACAATTTGTCCATAACTTTGAATCAAATCATTGCTATAATCATTGAACGTAAATCCTTTGATTTCTAAAACTTGATTTTCAAATCCTTCTTTAAGTCTATCAATATGCTCTTTCACGCCCTCAGAAAAAGAAAGGCTTCTGACAACACTAGTGGACTCAAATACGGCAGAATAAGTTCTGAGGATTTCGTCATACATGTAGTCAGAGTCATTAGTCCCTGCGCTAGCCGGTATCATAACTGCATAAAAAATAAGGCTTTGCTTTGCAGGGCTTATACCAGTTTTATTCACTGGGTTCCAATAAGAATCTAGAAATGCTACAAAATCTTTAACCCTATTATCTCTCGAAAATGTGGTAAATATTAATATGTTATTCTTGAAAGTGTCAGACAAGAGGTAATCGGCGATTCCTCCATCATCCTCTATTGTATCGAACACGGAAGCATCAATCTTTACTTGATATTCTTCATAGTTTCCAGTTGTAGGTTCCAAGAAAATGCGGTTACATCTAAAACTTGGTACCAAATCGTCTAAAGTACATGATGCCATTAACAATCCTCTCCATCGTTATCACTAGTATATAGTTCTGTTCCGGGAGTTTGTTGATAATCTTGAGTGTCAATGTTACTATCAAATATATTACCACGCTTTTCTCGATAGAAAATCTTATCTTTCTTGGTTTTGTTGTCTATTCCATTGTCGACAGAAATGTCGAAATAATATTCAATAAACTTATCATCTATAGGAGCCTCTGATATCTGCTCTTCAATTTCTTCTTGATCCAGTAATATCCCATTGACGATTGATTGAATCTGCTTTTTAAACATCTTGGGGACTAAGATCTCTTTTTTGTCTTCATCCTCAGTTATCTCATACACTTCTAGAGAAAATGAATCATTATATAGATCGACATTAGCCTCGACTATGTCTAATAAGATGTAATCATCAACCAATCTTATGAAAAACCCATCATCATCTTCAGTTATAAATCTATCTGTCTGTGGATCCGATATACCTTTAAAGTCTTTTTCTACAAGAATAGGCTGAATTTCTAAGTCTGCTTGCACTTGTGGTATGTTAATGATAGGCTTTTGACACGAAAACGGCGCTGAGCAACTTGAGGCTGAGTCGTATGTTGTAGATCTAGAATTCTTAAAATCGCCTTCCATGAACTCTACTCTCCAAGCGGCAGTATATTGGTTCCCTAATTGCGACTTGCCCAAAGGCAATACATTTCTCAAGCCATCATAGTCTTGAAAAACAGATGGATCGGTTTTTCGATCATTAACATTTGATTCATGATAGGTATCAGCAATTTTGTCATGCGTTTGCTTTCTCACCTTTTCCTCTAAATCGGTAAAATTAGTCTGACATCTCAGAGAAGGAGAGTTTTCTTGAATCCTTGGTTCAATATTATTATTGTCCTCAGAGATTCCTCCCCTAGAACCATCATATAATATATCATCATCAAAGAAAGCATAGTATGTAGGCTTAAAACTGCCTGCTGCTAACTTTTGCCTTCCGTATGACGATAATTTGAGTTCTAATATTTCTTCTTTCTTGTTAAAAAATGTCATCTACTGTCTCCTAAAAGTCTCTTGGACGTAATCTGCTAACATAGCCTTCTATATTCGGGAACTTGTCTACCATATCTTGATAAACTATCAGCCCTACTATGTTTTCTTTTGCTCTTTCTACATATCTTCTTTTTCTTCTATTGTTCAGATCACTCCAATTTTTATTTCTAGAATTTAGATCTGCTCGAATAATCTTTTTAAACTCTCTTAAGACTGCCAATTTAGCATCATTGTAATTAAAAGTACTTTCCTGTTGTTCTGCCAACTCTGCAGCCAAGTAAGATTGCCCAGCATTTTCGGATATCTCAATTTGAGATGTCTGAACCAGTGTGCCTATCTCCAAATCAGATGCATCAAATCCAACAGGGTTTGTAATCCCTGTACCTGAGTATCCACCTTCAGGTGCTATAGAGGCTGCACCTTGAAGTGCTTGTGGCTTTTTAAGTTCAACATCTACGCTTAATTTGACATTCTCGACTAATGAGAAATAATCGTACGGCCAGTTATAACCAACTGTGGAGTTTATCTTATTTGATTTACCTATATCGCTGTTCATCTTTTCATCGTAAGAGAAGTTACCTCTTTGCTTGACTTTGAATATTCTCCAACGTACCTTCTTCAAGATACTCATATTCGGGCTAACATCTTTCAACGAGCCTAGCATTCCCTCAGGAGATAGAACATGTGATATTGATTGCTGCTCTTCTTCTACCTTCTTAGTCTCTTCTGTAACAACTCCTTGCCACAACCCATTAAGATCGGTTCTTTCCAAGTTCTTAGTAAACTCGAAAATATACATGGGTACTGGCTGGACATCGTAGTTGATAAAGTCTAAGTGAGGTGGAAAGACATATTCTTTCATTTTTTCCATCTGTCTCAATACTTCTGGATCTTGAGAAGTCCCGTCAGTCAATTTGAGATTCAGATATTCTGGTATACCGTCCTTGTTAGAGATATATGGCACAGCAACTACTGCTTCTCTGATCACTCTAGACTTAGCAGTCACGCCCATCTTAACAGGCTCTTGTTCAAACCCAACCAACTTAGCAAGAGATTTGATCTGCTGCTGAGAATCGTCATGTAAGAACTGTCCCCATCTGACGGTAGAAGGGTTTGCAGTTATGTTTTTGTCTGATTGAGGGGCATGTTGAACTAAAGTTTTAAAATAGTCTCTAGAGCGCTGTACTGTGTCTGAAGAGGCAGTTCCTGCACCAGCATTGTATCTAATTGCTCCACGAACAAACATTGGCTCTGGGAAATCATACGATGAAGTGTCACTAGATACCAAAGAAGATACTGCAGGACTATCTGGAATCAATCTGAACGTCTTTCTTCTTACTTTTGAACTTTTAAAAGTATTGCTATTTGCTTTTGATACATTGATTGCTCTATTGATCTTTGCCGCTTCTTGTGTCAGACTAGAGGGAGTAGAGACAGAAGAGATTGTTCTGCTACCTATCAAGTCTCCAAGTGATGCGCGAGAAGCATCAGTCATATTAACCTTCGAAAGATTACCAATTGTTATTTCATTATTATTTTTCTGCAAGATATCATTGAGATAACTTGGCGCTAGTACTACACCGGTAGAAGTTTTCACACAATCAACTTCATCTGCATCAGCAAATCTAGTAGACTGTTCTGTATATACTTTCCCAATTGAAAAGTCTGACAATGCATCTTCGAACTGCCCTTTGGAAAAAGTTCCAAAATCATACTCAAGTGAAGAATAATTCTTAGGAACAATCAGCAATGGAGCATAAGAGTTTCCTTGATCGTAGTGATAGTAAGACGCTGCCCAGTGTCCTTTGAACGGAGAACTAGAAGAAGCGTTGTTTGCGCTACTAGCAGTTCCATCAACTTTCACAGCAAATACTGTCGATGCAGATGTAAAGTCAGAATTAGTTGTTAGAATTTCTTTTGTGTAACTTCCCGTATCTCTGAATACGTCAAACAGTTTAAAGTTGTCAGCGACTGATGCTGTACTGTCCAAGGTGACTCCAAATATATTTTGCAAGTCTACATATCTTAACTCTGTGTCAATAATCATTCCGGAGTCTGGATTGATTACTTGTATCGAGCCTCCTTCTACTGCGAATTCATCATCGCCAACCAATCTTCTTCTCAGTTCTTGTCTCGCGAAGTATGGATACATAGTATCTCTAGGATTGGTGTTATACGCTGCGTCCAGCCCTGCGCCGTCGCAAGAAGATATCTCAGGCTTGACTACAGTGTATTTTGGATTAGGAATTGTTAGTCTAGTGCCAGACTTTTCATAGCCGTCTGGTACATCAATCATTTGCATGAAGATACCTTTATCAGCCTCTTTTGGGAACTCTCCGTATTGATGCCACATACCAATTGGATTCAGTACTCCACTTAATTGATGAACTGAAGATAAGGACGAATGAATCGAACTTAAAGTATCTGGCTCCTGACGAGTACCGGACAAACTTAGTTGACTGGTGTATATATCATCAGAGGTTACGCCAGATTCAAATTCTGCATTGTATTCTCTGTTTAAATATTTGGAGAAGTCTAATATTGGAGTCTCGAATTTAGACTCAATAACCCAAGAATTACCTTGGTTATCTATGTTAGCCTGCTTGAATAAGTTGAACGATGCGTCAACTTGCATTGCATTTTCGTTGATGGTAAACCCTTGCGGCCCAAATGTCCCTCTATCTCCAAAAGATCCGGATTCATGATTGAGTTCGTATCTCAAGAAATCGACAGTTGTGTTCTGCAAGATGTCGTTTAATGTATGCTTTCCTGCTTTTTGCGGAGTGAAGGTGTATATAGCCCATGCTTCTCCGTCATAATAAGGAGGAGTGAATGGCGCATTATAACCATTAGTGGAATCATACATCATATATGTTGTATTGTTGTTTTCTCCGGTAGTAATTGTATCACCAACAACACTGACAAACTCTACAGCAACACCGCCAGCACAAGGTGGGCCGAAGGCGTTTGGCTGAGAATACATTGTTATTGTCTCCACTTCAGCATATGAATTTATCTGAGGGCGTGGATAGTTGACTTTCTGTACATCGTATTCTAGAGCAGATCCAGTTAATCCCTGATATTCGCTCAAGAAATAATTGGTTCCACTAGGAGGACGATTATAATACTTATCATATGCACCAGAAACGTCAGACGAATTGTTGATAACATCGGCTGCACCACTGAATTCAATATAAGGATGTTCTTTTCTAGATTTATATACTCTGAAGATGGAGCGATATGTCGGTAACATTCCAGCATGATTTGCCACAACAATACCAAAGTCCGGATCAGTTTCTGGCTTGGATACAATTCTAGAAGATTTACCTTCTTGCAAAAAGAATTCCATTACCTCTGAAAAGAAATTGCTAGACATTAATTTGTAGTTTGAATCAGATGCTTCACCAATCTTTGCCTTAAGGTTGAAAGAAGAACTCGGATGAGGGTTCATGTCAACAATATACTCTTTTGACATAAAAGACTCAGGTGATAGCAAAGTCTCAAACGGTAATCTACTATCAAATAATTCATTACTGATCATATGGTTAGTTCCACCATATGGATCTTTAAGGCTTGCTGTAGCCATCTTTGAGGTAACGATAGGGTAATCTACTGCCATACCAGACTTAATGGTGTTATAAAGCAATCCCGGAGACATAACAGCATCAAAAACTGGACGTGCTTGAGCAAGCACATTGTTGTCTGGGAATTCTATATCTGTGTCACTTGGGTTCGCTTCTTGTGCTGAGATTCCTTTACCATATGATCCGGCGAATGCTTCACACATCTGCACAGTTCTAGACTGAGGGTAGAAACCTTCGTACGGTAAGAAACTTTTGATTGCGTCGCAAGTCAAAGTCAAAGTAAATGGAACCAATCCCAAATCACCAGTATTGTCTTCAATAAAGTTTTCTACATCTCTGATGTTTGTGCTAGTAGAGTATTCTCTTAAAAATTCTGATGAATTTCCTCTTTGATTCTTAGCAACAGTGATGCCGTCGTCCAGTGATGCACCAGTGATCTCAAGCCAATAATTTTGCGCAAAATAAGACTTTTCATCATTTCCGTCTTGAATGATGCCCTCAATATGAGAACTTATTCTATATTCTGGAACTAGCGAGAAGTGCTTGTTTTTACCTCTGATTCTTTCATACCAATCATTGTAGTTGTTATCCATTGGCGTAAGTCCTGATAAATCAGGAGTTGTCCATCGTGAAGTATTATCAAACATACCATCTGTACTATGTCCTAAAGAGCGAGTGAGCGCAAAATGGTTAGATCTGAGTTTATAACCTTCGTGAATTAATCCTAAATTAGATTTTGCCGTAGGATTGCGCATAGAGCCGGGAGACTGTAGAGTGTGAGGATAAGCGTATCTTGGCTGTGGAATCACTTCACCAAATTTAACTCCTCTGAATACTCCGTTAATTCCGCCAGACAGTCCGACTAATTCATCAAAAGAGTTGCCAGTTTCAGTAATAGATATATTTTTCGCCGTTCCAGTAACCGATGAGGTTAATTCAAATGAACCAGTATTTGATGCCACAGTAAAGGTTGCAGACATGTCCGTATTGGCTTCTACAGCAGCCGTGAGCGCATTAAAGAAGTTATTATCAGTTACACCACTTGCATTGATCTGCAATGACGTAGGAGACGAATTATGGACGATTGTGAATATCGTGTCATCAATCGTGATTGTATCACCTGATGTAGCACCTGACTCATCAGTTCCGCCCGATGTGTTGTTAGTTATTGTGAATCCGATTCCATCACTACCATTGTACACACTGTACAGATCATTGTTGAACAATGCTCCAGTGACAGAAGAAGTGATACTAAGCGTTGCGACATTACTACTAGATGAGATCGATATAGTGTCAAATAATGTATGATCCTTGATAGATTGTGATAAATCATTCCAAAATTTAGTGCTTTTCTCGGCGTCAGTTCCTGTATATCCGGATACGTCAATATATTTGTTGGCAGTACTGTCAGTCTCATCTCCATTAAGATCCGCTCTGAAGTATATAAACTCTCCTAAGGCATCGTCGTCGTAATCGGTATGGAATCTAATATAGTCCAAATCGCCTATACCAATTGGCGATGTTCCACCTGCGGCACCTGCCAAGTTCTGGAATGTGGCTCTAGAACCATTTGTATTCTGAGAGAATGCTACGTTCTTTGCCGTACCAGTGACAGAAGAAGTCAAACTAAATCTGTGATATCCAGTTCCTAAGTTGGTAATTGCAATCGTATCAAAGTCTGTGTCAGTTTTAATCGAGTGTGACAGTGCATTATGGAAGTTGGCTGTAGATCCAGTACCTAGTCCGCTGCTAATATCGATAGAAAAAGTTTGCCCATCAATTGTTATAGTATCGCCATTTTCTGCACCAGTCTCATCTGTCCCTGCAGTACCTGCATCAACTATTGCGAATGTATCGCCAGTTACACTAATATTAGGATCTTCTGAAGAGCCAGTTGATACTGATGTGATTGTGAAAGTTCTAGGGCTGTCAGAGCCTGTTACTGCGCTATAACCTGTTTGTACATTAACTTTAGTTCTAAGACTTTCCCAGAATTCAGCATCAGTCACTCCAGATGCCTGTACCTGACTTGCAGATGATGTCGATGTGTGAGTGATCGTAAACGTTGTACCATCTATTTCTATTGTGTCTCCCAAATCTGCACCAGATGAATCACTTCCAGTCGCAAACGCATTGTCAATTTTGACAAATGTTCCGCCACTTGTTCCACCGTTACCAGATGCACCACCGTTGCCTGCGGCTCCAGTAACATAGTTTGTAACAGTAAAAGTCCTAGGATTGTCAACACCTTGTGCCACAGCGAACCCTTCTGCTTCAAGTGCAGTTTCAATTGTATTCCAGAAATCTGTATTTGAGGCTCTTGTCGAGTCAACATAAATTGTCGTAAATCCACTTACTGCAACAGATGCCGAATAATTGAGCCCACCAGTGTTGGAGTTGTCCTTATCAATCGTAACCCTATAGCCATTAGCGGCGCCAGAATCTGCATAGAAATTAATATAATGTCCGTCAATGGCTCCGGTTTCACTAGTTCC